GCTTCGTGTATTTGAGACCACTTTTTGGGAGGGGGGGGTCAGCCCAGAGAGTCGTATATTGGCGACATAAAGACCACACCATGAGCGCGAACAGAAAGACTATAGCCCTGAAAGCCTTGCAGGGCACGGATCGACCTGCTCGGAGGAAGATCCCCGTCAAGGCGACAACGGGCATGGGCATCCCCGACCCTGTGTTTGAGTTGAGTGAACAGGAGCTTCGCTTCTACCGTGACCTCGTCGATCACCTCGATCACTACGGGCTTCTGCACAAGGTGGACAGCATCGGACTCAGCTTGCTGGCGAAGAATGTGGCGATCATGAAGTGGTGTGCCGATCAGATCAAGTCAGCCCACGATGTGGTGCAGGTTTTCGAGAACGGCACGAGCAACGTTAGCGGCATGTACACGGCATACACAAAAGCTCAAGCTGCTTTCCAATCACTCATGTCCAAGTGGGGGCTGTCACCTGTGGATCGCGAGAAGATTGCGGGCATGCTTCTCGATCAGGAACCTGACGAATACGATCAGTTCAAACAATCGTGAGATGCCGAACATCCCGAAGAATGACAAAAAAAGACCATGGAAGGCGCCGCTCAAGTCGAGGAAGGCGCAAGCGGGACGGCGCCACGACCCCGACCCACGATACCACACCAAGCAATGGCAAAGAACAAGGATGCTCGTCCTCAAGCGCGATCCTATCTGCCAACTCTGTGCCCAACTTGGAAAGGTCGTCGCAAGCAACGTCGCCGACCACATACTCCCTGTGCGTATGCGGGATAGAGAGGATGACCGATTCTACGACATCGACACCATCAGGGGACTATGCACCTCCTGCCACGCCCGGGTCTCAGGACGTCAAGCACATGGTAAAGAATGAGTCAGTACGCCTTTGTCCAGTATGCCGAGGACGTCTTGAACGAGGTCATCCCCGCTTCGAAGTACGTAAAGCTGGCGTGCAGTCGTTTCGCCAATGACCTTGAGGGACATGACGAGTTCTACTTTGATCTCGACTCGGCACTTAAGTTCGTAGACTTCTTCTCCAAATTCCTCAAACACAGTAAGGGGAAGTTTGCGGGGCAATCTTTCGAGCTACTCCCATGGCAGGAGTTCGTAGTTGCTAACATCTATGGGTGGAAAAGCAAAGAGACCAATCTGCGTCGCTACCGCACAGCATACATTCAAGTAGGCCGTAAGAATGGCAAGTCCACTATGCTCAGTGGCTTGAGTCTAGCTATGCTTGACTTCGACAACGAGCAAGGTAGCGAGGTCTACTTCTGTGCCACCAAGCGCGATCAGGCACGCATCTGTTTCGATGAGGCGGCACGTATGGTCAAGAGCAGTCCCTCATTGTCCAAGCGCATCGGTGTACATCGGGCCAACATGCACGTCAAGAAGACAAACAGCAAGGCAGAACCATTGAGCAGTGACAAGAACAGCCTCGATGGACTGAACGCCCACTTGGCTGTGGTCGATGAATACCACGCGCACCCCACGAGTCATGTGTATAACGTGTTGAAATCCTCGATGGGTAGCCGTAGCCAGCCCTTGATGATGACCATCACCACGGCCGGGTTTAACGTCGATGGCCCTTGCTACCACTTGGCAAGGACGTGTAAGGAAGTGCTTGATGGTCAAAAGACTGACGACAGCCTGTTCAGTATGATCTACGAGTTGGACGAGGACGACGACTGGAAAGACTCACAGGCATGGATCAAGGCGAACCCCAGCCTTGGTCACTCCATTAGCCTCGAGTATCTCGAGCAACAAGCTGTACAGGCCAAGAACTATGGCGGCGCTGAGGAGGTAAACTTCAAGACCAAGCACTGCAACCAATGGGTTCGGTCAAGTGAGAGTTGGGTGAGCGACGAAGTGTGGGCTATGAACAACTTGGGCGCGGTAGACCCCGATCCCGAACGCGCGTGCTTTGGCGGTCTTGACCTCGCTTCCGTCAGTGACTTCTGCTCGTTGGTACTTGTGTTCCCCCGTGGTGATGGCGGCTACGATACCAAGCGGTTCTACTGGTTGCCCGAGATGGCAATTGAGAAGAGGCTTTACAAGGACGAGAGTACCATCTACCTCAGCTTGCGCGATCACGACGACGTCACCGTAACGGCGGGAAACGTCACGGACTACGACTACATCAGAAAATGCATAAGCGGTTACTACATTGAAGACGGGCAGGTCAAGTTCGATGAGAACTGCATCATGAGGAAGTACAACCTGAAGAGCATTGCGTTCGACAGATACAACAGTTCACAACTCATCATCAATCTCACACAAGATGGAGTGGAGATGTCCCCGATGGGTCAGGGCTATGTCTCGATGTCGGCGCCGATGAAGGAGGTGTACCGATTGTTGTTGGAGGGAAAATTAAATCACGAAGGAGACCCTGTTTTACGCTGGATGGCGCAGAACCTCGAAGTTTCCTACGATCCTGCTATGAACTGCAAACCAGACAAGAGCAGATCGCAAGACAAGATCGACGGCATCACAGCTCTTATCTGTGCGGTAGGTGAAGCGATGACGGAGACTCAAGAAGAATCGTTCCCTGATGACTACACAATCCGCTTCCTATGAAAAAGACATGCGAGGAGAAATTGGCTTTAGCCCGTAAGCTAAGTTCTCCCGAGGGTTTCATTGATGAATACCAAAAGAGGCTCTTTCACCATCCACGCAATGTAGATGCATACTGGTCTGTTGAAGAAGACTTCTTCTACCTTTTTGGCCGCAACAGGTACAGTTGCTACCAAAGCTTCCATACGATCCTCCGTCGTGTAGTGAAAAGAAATCGAACAAGGTAGCACCCTGCTTAACCTACTCGTCGTATTCTTGCATCTATGGCTACTCCTTCCCAACAAGGACTGTTGTCACGTCTAAGGAACGCTATCTCTCCTGCCAAGGAAGAAAAGCGTTCATTCGACCCCACATTGTTCTTCCCGTGGACTCCCACTAAGGCTGGCGTCATCATCTCCGAAGATGGTGCGATGGCCGTCAGTGCTGTCTACGCATGCGTTCATAAGATCTCCTCGACGATTGCGAGTCTCAACATTGAGCTTTTCCAGCGCGAGGCTGGCGTCAAAGAACGCGTGATGGTTCACCCCGCGTACCATGCATGCTCCAAAGAGCCTAATGCATACTACACGGCATTTCAGTTTTGGCAATACATCATCAGCGATGCTCTCTTGCATGGCGCCGGATATGCTCTGATCGAACGTGATCAGAATGGGCGCCCCAAGTCGCTGAACCTGATGAACCCCACACAGGTTAAGGCCACACAACTCAATGGTCGCCGCATCTACATCGATGAGCGCACTGAGGAGCCGATGTACAACGAGGACATCCTCGCCATTGAAGCCTTCCGTGGCATCTCACCCATCCGTGAGCATATCGAGAACATTGGCTTGGCTTATGCAGCTCAGTCCTATGGATCGAGCTTCTTTGGTAGCGGTGGTAATATGAGCGGTGTTTTGATGACGGACAAGATCCTCAGCGAGGATCAATACCGCCGTCTGAGCACGACGTGGGACCAGAAGTACCACGGCTTGAACAGCGCACACGCTACAGCCATCTTGGAGGCAGGTCTCAAGTACGAACGAGTGGGCATTCCCCCTGAGACAGCTCAGGCTTTGCAGACGCGCAAGTACCAAGTAGAGGAGATCTGTCGCATCTTTAATGTGCCACCATCGTTGGTGCAGATGTCCACGGATGTGAAGTACAGCAACCAAGAACAGCAAGACCTGTTCTTTGCCAAGCACACCATCTCTCCTTGGCTCACAAACATCGAGCAGGAGTTGAATCGCAAGATGCTTTTGCCAGCAGAGAAGACCAAGCACTTCTTCAAGTTTGATATTCTCGGTTTGATGCGTGGTGATATGGCCGCAAGAGCCAACTATTATCACACTTTGTTGTCTGATGGCGTCCTCTCCATTAACGAGGTTCGCGAATTAGAAGACCGCAATGCTGTTCAAAATGGGGATCTACACCTATGTCAGGTGAATCAGATTCCACTTGAGAGCATGTTGGAATACGCAAAGCAGATCACTGGACAAAACACCAATGGAGACGCACAATAATCATCCTACTAATGCAGAGGATCGTAGCCTTATGGCTGTGCAGGAACTTGATGATACCGTGGTGATCACTTTGAAAAAAGACCCGAACTATGGCGGCATTCAACAACAACCCACACACACAAACCCGCAAGAACCGGGACAAGAAGGAGTTGATCCGGGTGTGGATGGAGGAGGTCTTGATGTCTCTGGACCTTCCGGCCCAACCCGACCCGGAGGATCAACCGGGGGTGACGGCGGCCTCACAGGAGGTGACTCAGGAGGAACAAAAGAATACCAACCCGAAAAAGAAGAACTGAGAATGTCAGATATCGAAAGACGTATACTGACTCCTTCTTCCAATGACCTTGAGGTACGCATCTCTGATGAGGGGCGCACCGTAGAGGGTTACGCGGCAGTCTTCGGCCAGCCAACAATGATTGGCAATGTCGAAGAGATTGTTCATCACGGCGCATTTGACAATCGCTTGACTGATGACGTCGTGGCGCTGTTCAATCACGATATGAACATGCCTCTTGCTCGTAGCACCAATGGTCAGGGGACGTTGGAGATGAAAGTTGACGAACATGGCTTGTACTACAAGTTTGAGCTTGGTGGTCAAACTTACGCGAAGGATCTTGCTGAGAGTATCAAGCGAGGCGATGTCCGAGGTAGTAGCTTTGGCTTTGTTGTCCGCGAAGACGACTACGAGAAAAAAGACGACGGAAGCTACCGACGGAACATCCGTAGCGTAGGACGCATCGTAGATGTCAGCCCTGTTGTCAGCCCTGCGTACCCACAGACCTCTGTGAAGATGCGCGATGCTATTGCGGCCCTTGAGGAGGCCGAGGTTCCCACTCCTCAACCTGAAACTGAAAATCCGCCGACGCCAACTCCCAAACGGAACGTTGCGGAGGCAATTCTTTCCATTCATCAATTTAATTCACCATCATGAAGACTTCTTTGAAGTTGAAGGAAGAGCGCGCCTCCCTTATCTCCGAACTGGAGGCCCTCGTCGAAACGGCCAAGAGTGAAAGCCGCGATTTCACCGAAGCAGAAGAGACCCGCCAAGGGCAGATCTCTGACGCTGTGTACAAACTGGACGAGCAGATCACTCGCTCTGAGAAATCAGAGGAGATCTTGCTCCGCAACTTGGCATCCGAGGCCAGCGCCTCTGAGACGCGCGAGATGGAAAAGTCTGCTGGCGATTACAGCTTGCAGAAGGCCATCAACGAGTTCCGTCAAGGCGGTCGCTTGAGCGGCTTGGAAGCTGAGATGCAACAGGAGGCCAACCGCGAGTTCCGCGAAGCCGGCATCAGCCCTTCTGGTCACATCCAAATTCCGATTGGGTTGACCTACCGTGCCAACACGTTGAGCACGAACGTTGCGGGCGTTTCACAGCAAGGCATCTTGCAAGGTCTCGTTCCTGACTCTGTCATCGAGACGGCAGGTGGCAATCGCATCACCGGTGTTGCCGGCTCTGTGAAGTTGCCTTCTTTGCCAAGCGATGCTACCTTGGAAAAGACTGAGGTGGCAGAGCACACTGGTGCGTCTGCGATGTCTTCTGTGACGATCGATCCCGTGCGTTTCGCATCTCGCATCGACGTCTCAAACCAAGCTTTGGCCTTGTCAAGCGCCTCTTTCGACTCTGTGGTTGCGGCTCAGTTCCGTCGTCACTCAGGCGGTTTGATGGACGCCAAGGCATGGGCAAACTTCGTGACTGCGGCATCTGCTCCAACCTTGCGTAGCACTACAGCAGCTACGACGGTTCCAGCCATCGACTTTGCTTCTGCAAACGACTTGATTGCTGCTTTGGGCAACGCTGAGGCTTTGAACGCTAGTGCGACCTTCTTCGGCAACCACGCTCAGTTGGCTACGGCCCGCTCACAGCAAGCTGTCACCAACGGCGGCATCCCCACGTTGCAAGCTGACGGCACGATTGCGGGCTACAAGGCTTACGGCCACAGCAAGATCGATGCCACTTTGATTGCTGATACGGCTCGTACTACCGATGACGTGTTTGTCGGTGGAAATAGCTCTGACGCTATCACCAACGAAACTTCTTTGCAGCCATTCTTCCTCGTCAACATGAACGACGTTTACTGTTGCTACTGGGGCGGAGCGGACTTGGTGATTGACAACATGACGCTCGCACACTTTGGAGTGACGCGGATGATCATGAACTACTACGCCAACTGCAACGTTGGACACGGTGGTAGCGTGAAGTACGTCGAGGTGGCGTAAAGTGACACTGAGTGAAAGCCCCTGAGAAATGGCTCGGGGGCTTTCATCACCATCAGGAACAGTTAAGGTCAAAGCTTAATGTACACTCATCCACACGTCACGATCAAGTTCATCGAGGAACAAGCCTCGATGCCAGCGGCTCAATGGCTTACCACCAATGACGTCAAGGATCACTTGCGTGTGGACTTCAACGACGACAACGACTACATCGGAGGTCTCATCGATGCGGCTCAACACTACATTGAATCGTACTGCGACTTTAAGTTTGGGCGTTGTTCCTTTGAAGCGTACTGGGATTACGGATATCCCATTGTGAACATCACCAAGCTTGGTAACCTCTACGGGACGCCTACGTTCTCTGCTCTCAATGATGCAGGTACGTATGTGGCCCTCGATGCGTCAACGTACAGCATCGACGGCGTGGGCAACCCCAAGCGTGTTCACATGAAGAACATCTCTAACTACACATCTGAACTAAACACATACAAGTTGGAGTTCGTCACTGAGGTGAGGGAACTTCCCGACTATGTGGTACAAGCGGCGCTGATGATCATCGGCCACTGGTACGAGAATCGTCAGGACGTAGGTACCACTCGTGTGTTTGAGATCCCTATGAACAGCAAGTTCTTCCTCGACAGGTTCAGAGAGCAAAGCTTCGTGTAATGAACATCGGAGACTTTGACCGTAAGATCGAGCTGTACTCTCCCGCTACCACGACTAATGATTTCGGGGAGCGGGAGGTTGCTTATGAGTACCAGTTTACTGCACGAGCGAAGCGCCGTGACATTGAATGGTCCACAATTGGGGAGGAGGCTCACGGCAAGCAACTTGTCGTAGAGGCTCGTACTGAATTCTATCTACAGAAGTTTCGTTCTGAGATTACTGAGGACTGGCTCGTCAAGTACGACGGACGCTACTACGAGCTTACTCGCTGTGATGAGTTTGGTCGTCGTAAATACAGCCGACTTCTTGGCCTCCGTCGCGACAACTGGACGCCTAACGTAACCGTGACTCCATCACCCTAAGCACCGATCATGGCACTCCGCAGTAGCCGATATGGTGCAAACATGCTCATCCCTCCAGAGGAACTTAAGAAGTTCGAGGAGTCGATGAAAGTGTTTGAGGGGATGACGGTAAAGAAGCGCCGTAAGAAGATGGAGCAGGTCGCCAAGCACGGCTTGGCTAAGACAAAAAAAAGGATCGCTCAGCTTGCCCCCATGGGTAAGACGGGCAGTCTGAAAAAGTCTATCGAGAACGTACGCGCAAAGGCTACAGGCTTCGGCTCACGTGCTGGTGCCCGTACGGGTCCGGTGATCAAGGGCAAGTCAAAGAAACGCGCTTTCCACGCACACTTGGTTGAACTTGGTACCAAGAAAAAAAAGAAGCGCATCAAAGCTGGCAAGAAGCCATTCACCTTCTATAGCTTTAGAGCCAAGAAGGTCCTGCGCCTTGATCAGATCCATCATGGGTCGAGGGCGCGTCCCTTCATCCGTCCCGCTTGGGAACAGACCAAGCACGAGGTGCCTAAGCGCGTCCGGGATAAGATGAAGACGATCCTGAAAAAGCTCGTAGCAGAGGCAAAATCTAAAGGCGCATGATTCACGTAGTACGGAAACTCTTGGTGGACAACAACGGCTACCAACAGCGCGTTGATGCCGACAACACCTTCTTGGTGATGGCCCGTCAGGGAGCCGAGCGCCCCTACGTAGCCATCGACCTTGAAGGCACCCTAATCGATCGTCACACAGAGGGCATCGCCCGCGAGGTGTACAACGTCATTGTATACATCACGACGACAAAGATCAGTGAGGGGTGGAGCATCCAACAGGCGGTCAAGAACACTCTCGATCAGTACAACGGCACCGTTCGTATCGACGGAGTGGATTACATCATTGATTGGATCACTCTTGAGGACGTCATGACGGACGCGCATGAGTTGCATGACTTCTACATCGTAGTCATGTCCTTTAACGTTCATGTGTGTGTGTAAATGAAACCAAGT